AAATTAAGAAATCTAAATTAGATTTTATTATAGACATGTTATTAGCTATAATATAATAAAAATATTATAACTAAGTTGATGAAAACGCGGCTAATGCTGCTACTTGATTAACAATAATGTCAACTCTCTATTCTTACTATCACTATAACAAATTAGATATATTAAATAAAAAGGAGCGTGATGACATTCGAAGACATAGATCAATTCGAAGTATATGTAGACAAATACGTGCCTACATATACTAACGCCCTATCTAATATAGGACGATTAAATCGAAGTGTTATTTTGCTTCTAGAGAAATCTAAAACTCTAGAAGAGTTTAAGCAACACTTCCAAGAATATCTGGATAAACTAGCGGACAAAATACTGTCCGCTAGTGACATACTTCCAGATGATAAAACACTAGAGCAGACCTGGCAAATCTGCTCTAGTATTAACAGGTTAGATAGGGTAATTAAATTACTCTATCTTAAATCTAAATGTGAGGTAGACCCGTTCACATTTATAACAGGTGTTAAGTATGCCTGCTCATCGGGTCTGACTTCAAATCAGGTCATTGACTTGCTTATCTTTATGAAGCGAGAAGGCTTCTACGGTAAGCTCAATGACTCGTTAACGGAAATAATAGAAGCAAAAGGTGTCGAAGAACATAAGCAACTAGTTGCTTATGTTCCTAGACCAAAACAACAAAATAAAACACCGCAAAAACAAAAGGATAAAAAAATGCATAACGATTACAACAACAACTTTAACAGCGCTGAGTTTGAGCGCGGCTTTAAAGCAGCCACAGAAGAGTTCCAGCGTAAGCTAGATGAGCAGACGAAGCTTATGGAAGAACAAAAGAAAGCGAGAGCATTTGTGAGAGGCGTGTGCGGGGTATAACCGCCGCCGCTGGGGGGGTGCTGCGGGTACGTAGCTTATAGGCTACTTAAAGATAAAGAGTAAGGAGTTTACCATGGACTCCGAACCTACAAGAAAAGAAAATATAAAGGTAGAGAAGATACTTGGTTATCTTCTCTTAGGATTAGTTCTTGGGATTATTATCTCTGGAACTAGAGTAGATAAAATATAATAAAGGAAATAAGATGGGAAAGACCATGAGGTATTCCAAAGATGAAATGGAGTCGCTACATAACTTTTACGTAGCTAAAAATAAAGTAAAGAAACAAAAGAAAAATAAAGGAGATAAGATGGTAAATATAAGAGGTGATAAAATAGAAGTTGTAGGTGCTGAGGAAGCTAATAAAATTAACAATATTAACAAAGGAGAAATAATGGAAAATCAAAATTTACAAGAAGCTTTAAAAGCTGGTCTAGAAGCGATGGATAATGACACTATGGTGCAAGCAGAGTTAACAGATGCCGAGAAGGCACAACTAGAGGAGTCTTTAAAGGCTTATGAGTCTGCAGCTATCGCTGCCAAAGAAGCCGTATTCACGGCGATAGAAAAAGGAGAGAAAATGGAAGATATAATCAAAACAGAAAACAACGATAGGGTTGTAGGGGATATAGATCTCGATAGAGATTTCCCAGATTTCACAGAGGAACAAAAGCAAAAGGTTAAAACGTTTTTGGAGACTAACAAGGATGCTATCGAAAATGTGCGAAAGTTTGCCGAAGAGGAAGCGGCTAAATTATTTAACAAAGTTTCTGAAAAAACTTCAGCAACTGCTGAAAGTATTGAGGAAACGTATGAAGACGTTAAAGAAGAGGCAAAAGAAACATATGAAAACGTCAAAGAGACTTTCGAAGACGCCGGAGAGACTTTTGAGGATGCTAAAGAGAAAGTAGAAAACAATGCAACTGGTGAAGTAAATGTTTCTGTAACTAGCTATAAAATGATGAAACGTTTAGGGTTAGTCGCGGCTACTACAGCTTTAGCGGTTGGTGGGTTTGTAGCTTATAAGCTACTAGGTGGTAAAACAGCCGCTGAAGAAGCGGTCGACGCAGTTGTAGAAGCTTTTAGAAAATAATAAAAAGAAAGGATAAAACATGGATATTAAATTAGGTAAAGAAAAAGAAGATAGCTTCGCAAAGGCTCTCTTGGAAGGTGTAGCTACCGGTGTGGTCGTAGGTGTAACGTTTGCAGCCACTTGCATAACTTACCGACTTTTAACAAAGCTAGTTAAATAAGAAAGGGGTATCATGACGTGTGACTTAACATGTCAAGTTCAGACCTATGCCATGTGCATAGGTCTGCTACTTCTAGGTGTAATAACTTGTATTGTTGTCAGCGTAGGTTGAGACTAACGTCTCTAAGAGATCTTAATTTTTAGAAAGGATAAAGTAAATGGAAAAGAAGAAAGAGCTAGGTTGGAAAGGATGGGTAACAATAGGTACTATTGCTACTATTCTTTCATTAGTAGCTTACAGAACATTAGTAGATAGTGAGCTCGATACTATCGAACTTATAGAAGGATAAATATGAAGAAGGAGATAAGTTTTAAAGAGTTTCTAAAGAGTAAAGAAACTAAAGAAGGTAAGTGGTTATGTGTTTATAATTTAAAGGAAGAGTTTATTTATAAATTCTTCTATGGTAAAAGAAGTTATTTTATGCTTCTTCTGCCCTTAGGAGCGCCTTGCAGTTTAGATAGTGATGATTTTATACATAACCATAATTTCAACACCGTTTATAGGGTTAAAGAAGCCTATAATACAGATGATACTTATATAGGGTTTCAGTTCGATTACGTTCTACCGTTACTAGATCTTAATACCGGTAAACTAGCAGTAGTGTATTCTTGGCAATACGACTTAATGATCTCTAAAGGAATAGAGATTTTAGAGCTTAACGCCGAAGAGCACGAATATGCGTTTAATCGAGTTAATAACGTTGCTTCTTTAGATATCGAACATGCGTTTAACAATAACCCTTTAATGTTTATGTCTATATATAAAAGAGAAGCACCGGCAGAAGACGCTAAGCCAAATGGCACAGTATATATAAGTAGTAATATGGTGGGAACAGATGTTCTTCCAGAAATAAAAATGGTAGATGGCTCTATAGACTTAGAGTATTACTACCATAACTGGAAGAAAATAACAGATTATGAGCAAAAGGAAGTCCTTAAATGGCTCGCTGTAAATGATTACGGCTTTAGGATAGCCTTAATCAGTAAGCAATACTATTAAAGCAGTAGAGAGAAGGTTAATCCCTTCTCTCTACTAGCTTATTAATTTTTCTAAATTTTCTAATGTAGGATATTTACAAATGTTTGTCATATAGGCTACATTATTAACTTTACCAAATACAAGATTAATGTTATTAAGTCTAACTTCTTCAAAGTCAATATTTTCGATATCGATTAGCTCTCTTACAGTAGTATCTTTAGACAGATTAGCTGCCAAAGTACTCGAAGGATAGCTACTTACCGCATCGGAATCGAATACATAACGCTTAATCATTTGATCTATATTATGACTCTCATTGCCTTCTATGTAATTAAACTCTGAAGAGTGTATTTGATCTATATCTAGCATTACTCATATGCTACTTATATCGCTATAAGGATCGGACTATATCATTACATTAACTTTATTAATGCATTCCCCATTTCCCTTACGGTATGCTTATGTGTTCTAACATAAGTCTTACTAGTCTCTGAACGTTCTTCTTTTATAGAAGCTTCGCTGCTGATTAGCTCAGTAAGCTTTCCAGCAATTAAAGGAATTTTAATTGGACAGTAGTTTAATCTATACGTTTTAAACCAGGGTCGATCCAATTTTCAAGTGATTGTATGTTCTCATCTTCTTCTACCATAGGATCTTTAGTACCCATGATTAACCCTTTCTCTAGGTTATAAAAGAACATATTCGTTACTATCTTCTTAGGGCCACTATTAAATATAGCAAAATCTGCTAAACCACCTAACACACTTATCTTAATCTTTAGATCCTTTATTTCGTTATCTAATACTATCATAGCCATGGTGTCCCATTGGTTATAGATAACATATTCTAAAGGTTTATTCTTAACCATGTATTGGTGCCACTCTAAACTGGTCATGTACTTAGTATTCTCATCTTCTAAGTGTAGTTTCTTAAACTTCTCTCCTAAGTTAGCTTCTATTATAGCATTAAGACTATAACCACCAGGATTTTGTTTCTGACCAGACCTTATGAAGTTATAAGCTTGCATAGCATCTATCAGAAAGAATGAAGCAGGTGCCTGTATCGTTATCCACTGTTCATGCGGTGCTATAGGTTTTACTTTACCAGACGCAGTTACTTTCTGGAAAGAGCCTCTATTATATTTATAATACCGATACTCTGGTTTTATCCTAGGATCTGATATCAGATCTTTCATTTCTCCACCAAGAACATTAACATATCTCTCTTCTATCGTTGGTATATCGAATGCTATGTTCCATATCGCTAGGAAATCTGGTTGCCATTCATGTGCTTTAAGAAACGCTCTCTCTATGACTTCTTTCTCTGTCTTACATACATCATAAACTAACTCAGTTTCTTTAGCTATCTTTTCATCTGGGAAACTAGCTCTAGCTAATTTCTCTAGTTTCTCTACGATGTTATTCGTATGCGGTAAGAATGATTCTAATATAGTAGTATAGATCCTATCTTCTAAGCATACAGAGATCAAGATGATTTCATCTGTTAATGTGTTAGTCTCGATATCTAATGCACAGACTATATTCGGGCTACTGATACCAGGATACTCTTGTGTATAACGATACTTTATCTCGTCAGATGCCTTAACGTCGCACCCATAAACATAAGGAGATCTAGCTACTTCTCTCATAGTCTTACATCCTACATACTGACCACCTAGTCTACTAGCTACAGCTCTTGGTAATTCAGATTGAGTACAGTTAAATTTCCTAAGATACTTAACAGACTCTAACTCTTTCTTTTGTTTATGTTTACGATATTGTTCTTGTGTTATCCAAAACGCTCTCTGGTAGTTCATGATAGGTTTAAAGTTCCTTATCATACTTCCATCGTTGTAATGATAGACTTCTTTAACATAATGCATATCTTTAGTACCTAACATATCATTAGCTGGTACATGAACAACAAACTTACATTCTTTACCTTTTAACCCACCTCTACTCTCAGGGTTAGGAAGTGGATGTTTTCTATCAGCTACTTCTAATAACAATACAATATTCTCCTTTCTATGGTTTTATCTCTTTTAAAATTTCCATCTATTTATTTTAATTATCCCTGATTTCTTAGGTAAGGAGAAATAGATGTCAGGATTTGAACTATTTGATAAAGTAATCTTAGGACTAGCTATCGTGTTTTTAGTAACTGTTATAGTTATGGGTATTTACCATAGCTAGATAAGAAATATAAAAGATAGTAGTAGAAGGGAAGTTCTCTCCCCCCCCTTCTCTTCTTTTTTTTTTTTTAGAATGAATAACTTTTACCGCCGTTGTCTAGTCTCTTTAATCTAGAGTCATTACCTATCTTACTTAATAAGTCTTGTAAGTTAAACGCTACGATAGTATCTTCGTCTAGAGAGTCATAAAGTGATCTAGCTTTACTAACCAGTTGTTGTTTAATATAAGGATCTTCACAACGCTTAATCCTATCTAGGTAAACATCAATAGTATCTTTTATTTGTTGTTGTCTACGTTTACGATACTCTTCTATAGGGCCACCATTCTCTTCTGTTATACCTAACTTAACAGTAGACAGGATTTTACTAGTATCTATCCCATAACATTCAAGATTATTCGCCTGTGTAAGCAGGAAATAAGGCAATAAATATCCTATAACAAAATCGTCGTTACCGTTAGTAGGATGGTCTATTCTACCATTTTTAATAATTAAAGACTCTAACTCTGATACGATATCTTCATCTTTTATTAGATGGCCAGTGTATTTAATACTTGCGTTAAATACAGTACCATATAAGTTATCACGACTATTCTTACCAGCTGAAGATGTTCTATACCCAAACTCTTTACGGTATTGGTTATAGTATTCACTCAGACCCCATCCTTTACTTATGTTACTCCATAATCTCTCATACTCAGGTTTAACATTCTTCTCGTCTACTATCTTATTATAGACCCTAGTAAACGGATTTAATCCTTTACTTATTAGTATCTGGGCAACAGTATCTATTATAGCTACTCCAGTAGATTTAGCCTCTGGTACGAATGTTATGTTCCTATACTTAACTAGTAAGTTAGCTATAAAGTTACTTAATGTTAATACATTAGTTTCGTTAATTAATGCCGTACATAATACTTCTCCAGTAGTAACATCTCTACCACATAATGTAGTATTATCGTTACCTATCATTTCAGAACTATCCATACCTAATATTATTTGTCTATTCGGTAAGCATTGTTTAACTTCATCTTCACTTACGTACCAGTTCAGTACGTAACCTTCTGTAGATATCTCTACATAAGATTTATTAACAATAGAAGCTCTTATCTTAATCAAGTTCTCTTTAGATAATGGGGAACTAGCGCTACCTTGTGACCATTTATTTAAGAAGTCAGCTTCAGCTCTATCTCCAGTAGCATTCGCTTCTAATATTCTTTCTTTTAACCAAGCATCTGTTTTACCTAGTTGTCTATGGTTAAACTCTATTAGAACAGATACATTACCTCTTCTAGTATTCTTCTTAATGATGTCTACTAGTTCAGTATTATCTTTAAGGTCTAATAGTTTTTCATTCCATCTACAACAACTATCGTAAATAGATTTAGCATAAGCACCTTCTTCTGTGTTTAAATAACCAGGAGTAGTAGTGTAAGTGTTATAGTAGTGGGAACCAGAAGCTTTAGCATTCTCACGAGCAGCACCTGTAGCAGCCAATGCAGTCTCTAAAGATTCTTTAATATGTGGTATGAACGCTAACTCATCCACCTGTAAGATAGCAACTGTAAGACCACGACCTACTTTCATAGCACCTGCTAATGTAGTTTGACCAACAGCAGTATCTAACCTATTCTCTAATGCATTGATGGTTATATTCTCTGTGTTATTACTATCTGATTTATCTCTAGGGTTAACATAACTAGGTAGTAACTCGAATATCGTTTTAATTCTCTCTATGTTAGCAACACGTAGACCATTATCCTTAGTAAACAATACCATCTTAATGTTAACACCACCAGCTATGAGAATATAAACGTTACAGCTATCAGCAACTACAGATTTACCAGTTTGACGAGGCATTATAATCATAACTGTTAAGTGGTTAAAACATCCCCATAAGTAAGCTATGTTGGCTCTATTTGCTATAAAGTGTACACCATTAACAGCACCAGATGCTGGTATCTTAATAATCTCCCTAAAGAAGTACCATGGGTTCTCTGCTATCTCTGCTATGATAGCTTCTATTTGTTCAGATGTTAGATCATCGCTAAAAGGATCCACAAACTCTAAATCAGGGTTATGTAATGCTAATAAGAAAGCATGGTTCTTGATACCCATAGCTTTATATAACTGTGCTACTCTAACGAAGCTTTTATTCTTAGTAGTAGCATGGACTATTGCATTAGGATACTTATCCCAATCCGATAAATATAATATTCCACTCATATTCTATTCCTTACATCATTATTATTTCACGCTATACCAGGTCATCCTTGATTACATTACTAAGAGAAGGAATAACCACCATGACTATTTTACCAGATAGACTTAAAGAACTAAGACAAGATTACGTCTCATACTCTATGAACTCTAAAGTTATTTTCTTATGTTTCCCAGGGCTAGTTACAGAAGATATTAAACAATCTTTTATAACTCATTTCCAAGATATAACACGTTATTGTTATAAAGATGGTTATGTTAAAACCTATAAACCATCAGACTTCCCAGAACTCTATGTTAAAGATGCTAACGATACTTACTTAGTTCGTAACTACTTCGATAGCTACGTTAGAGCTATTCAATTTTCTCTACTAGCAGATATCGGTAGGATCAATCTAGTAGAATGGGTACCAGGTCTTCATACTCGTCTATACGAAGAGTCCTATAAAGATACTAAGATAATACATTTAGTACCTAAAGCAACTGATAAAGGTCATTATGTACATTTCTTATTAGACCAAAAAGATTATAACACTCTCAACTTCGTAGCTGATAATTATAATAACTGGCTAAAAGAAATGAAAGAAGAAGCAGAATATAGACTACATCAGTATCAAGAAGTCTATACTCAATACACTGTTAAGATAGAAGATAATCATGTTAAAATCTAAAGTTAAATATCTAGTATTATCCGATATTCACTTAGGACATCCTAAGAATAAAACAGATAATATTATTACTAACCTAAACCATTTCTTTATTCAGTACCATAACGATATAAAAGATATAGATATTTTATTCATAGCTGGAGATATATTCGATAGGTTATTATCTAGTAGATCTATAGAGTATCGTAATATTATGTCTTGGTTATCTAACTTACTATTATGGTGTAGAGATAACAATATTATCTTTAGGATACTCTATGGTACTCCTAGCCATGATAATGATCAGATAGCTAGCTTTACAGAGATAGCTAAGAAACTAGCTCCGGATGCAGATTATCGGTATATCAATACTCTCTATATAGAGAAAATAGAATCATTAGGTATCTCGGTTCTATATGTACCAGATGAATGGAAACATGATAGCCAAGATACTTATCAAGAAGTATTAGCTCTGTTAAGAGAACAGCAACTAGTGGAAGTAGATATAGCTATTATGCATGGTTGCTTTAGGTTCCAGATGCCTATTCTAGATGGTATGAAATTCGTTCATAACGAGTCTAATTACTTAGATATAGTTAAGTACTATGTAACGATAGGACATATACATACTTCTAATGCTTATGAGAGAATATTAGCCCCTGGAAGTTTCGATAGGTTAGCACATGGAGAAGAAGAGTCTAAAGGTGGTTTGTTGTGTACGATAGAACAAGATAACACTATGTCTTTTAAGTTCCTAGAGAATACTAGAGCATTAACCTTTAAGACATTTCGTTACGTAGATCAAGAAGAGTCTGAGATAGTAGCTAACATGAAGAAAGACCTTAAGAAACTTAAAGAAGGCTCTTATGCTAGAATAGAGATAAAGAATGATAATAAACTACTTAAGAGTCTTAAAGAGATAGCTACTGTTTATAACCATTTACACATTAAGTTTAAGACAGATAACGAAGTCATTAAGAAGATAGATATCCTAGAGACTGTAGAGTCTAAAGCATTTGAGATCAATGTTAATAACATAAGAGATCTGATGTTACAGGAACTTAACTTAAGTAGCCAAGAACTTACTATCTTTAACGAAGAATTACAATTAGCAATGGACAGAGTATAGACATTAATGTCTATTCTCTGTCTTTACTATTTTTTTTTAACTAA